GTTGAAGAATGCTCCAACTTCAAATGTTGCTGGGTAAGCAGCGTTGTATCCGCCAAAGTACGAGGTGAACTCATACCAAGACTTAACAAGAGTTACAGATTCTGGGCCTTGTGCAAAGGTTGCAACAACAGCACCAGCTGCATCGGCAGTGACTCCACCTTGGAGTACTGGCGGAAGCAGACGTTCGGTGATGTACACACCAGGACGGGCGTATGCCATTTTTTCTCCTTAACTAGTTATTTGGTAGGGGGGGCTTGATTATGACGATTTTGTAAACGAATTTATGGCAGTAAAAGGATTGCTGGTTGCTCCAGGAGCAGCCACACCTTCCACGCCTTCCACCGATACTTGCAACGCTTTGTAGACTTGGTTGTAGGTTTCTGGCGCAATCTCGGATGAGACCCGCACAGTGATTGCGTTTACGAATAAACGCTTTCCTTGTTCTGTAACATCTCGCTTGGAGATATCCAGCACATCTAAGCGACGGACAGTTCCGTCATCTGGTTCCAAAATTGCAAAACGCAATGGAATTTTGTTGTACAAAAGCTGAGCTAACAACTCACGGTCATGGCGAGGCTGACGTGAGTAGGTAGTAATCTGATAGTCAATGTTCACAGGAATAGGCATGTGGATATACCAACTTTGAGTTTCCTCATCGTAGGTGCCAGTTCCGCTAGGGTTGTCTGCAGGGTCTGGAAGATATGCAGGCTTTACCAATCCACGCATAGAGCGTTGGAAATCTTCAGAAACGTCAATAAGGTCAATAACCATGTATGGATATGACTGGTCACGGATTTCCTGGTCGGGCTGTCCAAACCATACCTTGACAGAACGGGTGGCTCCAGTACCGCCGTTAGCTTTCTGGTCGGTAACGGTAAGGCCCATAAGAAGGTCACGAAGAGCTTTGTCTTCAGAAAGGATAAATGTCATAGCTTTCCTAAGTGGTGCGATAGACGACCTGCAAGGAAGGTGCTTGACTCTGATTGGCGGTTCTTGAAACGGCGAACTGCGGCAGTAGGACGAGAGGTCTCTGTGCCGTATTCAAGGTTCTTTGCCTCGTCAATGTGGCGGTCATGCACATGTGCTTCAAAGCCGTTATCACCATAGGTGACGCCCATGTTTGCAACAACATGAGAAGGCCATCCGCTTTTGCGAGCTTCTGAACGAAGACTTGATGTCATGAACTTTGTTGTCTCATGACTGGCTTTTTGAAGGGCGCTATGAAAAGCTTGGATTTCTTTCATGGTTAAGCCCGCTTCTGGGTAGGCAAAGACAGCATGAATAAAACCCCTTAACAAGCGCAAGCAGTGGGACTGCACAGGTACCGCACGGTATCCCGATAGAACTAAGGATAAAGAAAAAGCCCTGATTTCTCAGGGCTAAGTCTTACTTCTTTTTCTTGTCTTTAGCTTTAATCTTGTCAGCTAGAGCTTTGTCTTTCTTCTTGTCTTCAGCTGGAGATGGATGCTTCTTGTCCATCTTCTTATCCTTCTTTTTGAACTCTGCTTTTTCTTTAGCAGTCATGCCCTTCATTACTTTGGCATCTTGTTCTTTGTCAGATTCTTTTTTCTTCATGGTAACTCCTTAAGGTTGCATTCTGCTGATTTTAGAGCCCAAGTTCATAGAGGACTGGGGAGCCATAGGTGTTCCTGCTGGAGCCATCTGTGCAGGAAGGTTGGGGGACATAGCCATACCAGCTGGCTTACCCATCTGTGCTGGAAGATTCAGTGCAGAGTTACCGCCAAAGCTACCCATTTGCTTCTGGTTAAGGAGCGGAGTAGAAGGCTTCATTTGAGCGTTGCCCATAGACGGAGCTGCTCCAGCGATACTTGGCTTCATGGTTGCAGGAGTTATGGCAGGGGCTGCGTTCTTCATCTGGAGGTTATTAGTTCCAGAAAGGTTAACTTTGCCACCAGAGAAAATCATATTGCCACCCTGGTACTTAGGGTTGGATTTGAACTCTGGGTTAGCTGCGTAGAGCTGTGACAAAGGCATGTTGTGTGATGCAGCAATTCCGCTTAAGGTGTCGCCTCGTTGAATAGCGTAACTTCCCGAAGGAGATGCAGCGGGTGCCGCAGGTGCTGCAGGCTTAGCTGCAGGAGCGCCACCAAATGTTCCAGGCCATCCAGGAATGTTTAATGCTGGTTGTGTCGGTCCAACCTTTTGAGCAAAGGTTCCAGGCCAACCAGGAATGTTTTGTGGCTTGTTTTGAACATTGCCAAACTGGGCTCCGGTAAGAGTAGCCATTTACTTGCCTTTCTTCTTAGTGCCCTTTTTTACATCTTTTTTCTTGCAAGCACCTTTGCAGTTAGGCTTTGAGCAACCGCATCCACATGATTTACACATTATTTCTTACCTTTATTTCTCTTAGAGATTGCGGCAGCTTTCTTTCTGGCGTCAGCCTTTGAGGAAGCACCCCATGCGTGTAACGATAATAGCAATCTTGTTGGCTCTCCATTGGGCTTATGCTCTGGACCTTTTGCGTTACCCATACGGGCTAGGAAGGATGCACGGCGAGGATTGTCGCCAGACTTCACTGGAGCCTTTAAATCTGAGCCAGGGTGTGACTTTTCGTAAGACTTGCGACCAGCCTCGTTTAGGCCACCCTTTTTATTCTTACCCTTAGATGTTTGCCATGCTTCTGATGCCACGTTACTTACCTTTTCTTTGTCGGGCTACCGCTAGGTTATCCACCAAATTTGGATAGGGGCGTCCAGCTTTCTCTGCACGTGCTTTAGCAGCAGACTTCTGTCCAGAAGATAGCGGGGTAGACTTCTTTTTAGGATTCTTCTTTTTCCATACAGGTGTGGTTGCCATTACTTTGCCACCTTTGGTGTCATGGATTTATTTTCTTTGGCGTGCTTCTCTTGGAGCTTCGCCATCTCAGCTTTGTGCTTTGCTTCTAGAGCTTCTACTTCAAGCTTCTGTGATGCACGTGGTTTTGTTGCCATTGAGTTTAATCCTCCTCCGTTAGGAAAGGGCAGGTGTTCCTGCCCTAACCTAAATGGATGTTCCATTACTTCTTCTTGCCCTTGTCTGCCTTGCGTTGTTCAGACAGAGCGATTGCGACTGCTTGTTTCTTGGACTTAACTACAGGTCCAGTTTTTGAGCCAGAATGAAGTTTGCCAGCTTTGGCTTCCTTCATTACTACTTCCACTTTACCTTTAGAAACTTTTTTTGGGTTTGCCATAGGTGTATCCTTCCACTATGAAGACCTGCCCACAGTGTAAGCAAGAACTTCCCTTAGACCAATTCTACAACCATATAGGTAAATCAGGCGGTAAAACGTCCTGGTGTAAACAATGCATAATAAAAGCAACAAACGAAAGACGAAAAGACCCAGTTCAAAAAGAACTGTGGAAAGAATATCAGCGTAAAAGTACTCTTCAGCGTCGCTACGGAATCACGGCTGAGGAGTATGCTTCCATGCATGAAGCGCAAGGTGGGGTTTGTTTAATCTGTGGATTAGCTGCCGGTGGTGGTAGGGGAGCGGAATCCCGTCTTGCTGTAGACCATGACCATGAAACAGGAAAAGTTCGGGGCCTTCTTTGCAACAACTGTAACAATGGTTTAGGTCGTTTTAAAGACAGCCCCGAACTTTTACGTAAGGCTATTGACTACTTAACTAAAGACTAATTATTCAGAATCGGTTTCTGAATCTTCGTCTTCAATGTCCTCGTCATCAAGGTCATCAAAGTCTTCATCATCAAAGTCGTCTTCTTCAAAGTCTTCAGCTGAATCATCTTCTGCGTCAACTGCGTCATCTGCTACTGGAGCATCTGCAGTCTCGTCTGTTGAGGCGTCTGCTTCAGCTATTGGAGCATCAACGTCAGTTGTAGCGGTAGCATCAACTGGAGCCTCAACTGTTGCATCTGTTGATGCTGGAGTCGTTGTATCGTCTGACATGTCTATCCTCTTTCTTAATTAGCGTATTGTTGGAATTGTGTATCGTTAACCAATTCCTCACCGTTGACCTGGTTACAATCCAGAGTCAAAACAGCATAGTTATTGGCATACCGTCCACGTGGTAGAACACGGGTAGGAACGAACACTTCATCCTGGAAAACAATTCTATCCTTGATATGTGCAGATGGGGTATCAAGCATGGCTGGGATTAAACGCTGAGCGTCGTCCACTGAGAGCACCAAACGCAAGGTGTCGGTAACGTAAAATCCACGTTCATTCATGATATTGGTTGAGCGAATAAGTTGCGCCATGATAACGGGGACCTCAATAGGGGTCTTCCACCTACGGCCCTGACCTGGGATTTGGCTGGATACATCGTAGGTATCGTCATAAACATTGGTTGGGTGAGCCTCTAGATACGCCGCATCCCATACCCACCAGTCAACAATTGACCCTACCGGGTCACGGAGTTCATCAACGATACCTTCATTGATAGAGTGGTTTTCGTAATCAATCTTAAAACGCCCCTGGACTTTGCTTCCACGCATGGCGTCTCCTTACTGAGTGATTGGGTAGCGGACGATGACGATTCCAGAACCGCCAGTAAAACCAGTACCGCTAGACTGCTCGTTACCTCCTGCGCCACCGCCTGTGTTTGCAGTTCCTGCAGTTTCTGTTTGTAGGTTTTGGGAACCGCCGCCGTTGTTTCCAGCACCACCATTACCTCCACCACCGTAACCTCCAAGGCCGTGACCATCCCAAGTGCCGGCTGAACCGCCGTTACCGAGGTTGGCTCCTCCACCACCGCC